GCCTCGGCCAGCACGTACGTTGCCACTGATGGATGTATCAATACAACTAGCATGGGTAAATACGCCAACAACTTACCCTACTTTGGAGCTGCCATAGGAACCTCCACAACTAACAATTTATCCTCGACACTTAGTACTTACCGCGTAGTATCATGGGGTATCAAGATCAGCAATCTTTTGCCAGAGCTCTCTGCAACTGGTCGACTGATTGTTGCTATCGCCCCTGTCGGGGATGAAATACCAGGTTTGAATAACTTGGCCAACAGAACCTTAAGTAACAAGCATGGTGTGGCTTGTATTACAGGTATGAGCGCCGATACTCACAACTCGTCCAATATACTGAACTTGCCTAGTGGCTTTGAACTCACTTTCGGTGATCTCACACACGGCGACCTTGAGATTGCTGGAACTTATGTTTCACCAAGCTACTTCAATTTCAGAAATTCCACAGATACCACAGGTTATTCCGCCACATACGACGTTGGTGATGACCTCTTGGTAAACTCAGTTGGTGTGATCGGATCGACCAGTAACAAAGATCCGCTCAGAATGTCCGGAGGTTGTGCAATCCTCTTGTACTGGGAAGGAGTACCGAGTACCGCCCCGTGCTTGCAGGTTGAATACATTTACCACCTCGAAGGCAACCCCAACTTAACAACAACCCCAGCTGCCCCAATCGCTTCAAGTTCATTATCGAGCCTTGTCGGCAACACATCAATTGTTGAATCTGCGTTAGCAACCGTTGCAGGAACCAAAGCATTCCAATGGATTTCAAAAGGAGCTGACTTTTTAAATAAAGCTTCCAAGAACCCACTGGTTGGTGCTCTAGCAACTTTGGCTATGTAAAATTAATTTTTTGCCGGGTATCGTGTAGAAGCCCATCAAACTTACACTTGGGGTTTTCGTGGTGTCACATTTCCACAGATCCCAATTCCGTGCTCACAGAGCACTGACACCTTCCGATGGTGTTTTAAACAATAGGCAACTCCAAGGTGCCAACGGGCATAAATGGAACACTCCCATCCTTGATCAGAGTTTAAAAGTGTCGTTTCCCCTCGCGAAAGTATAACGACTCGTTAAGTCTCAACACAATACGGACCCCGTAAGTCAAGTCTCCCAGAACTAGGGCCTCACCGCAGGTGACACCCCTTCCTTGACCAATGCGGCTTGCTTGTCCAAGACGTGATTACCCCATACAGAGACCTTCTACGATTAGTGATAGAGGGCGTGCCCCCAGAAATGGGGGCACCTCAGGTTAGCGGCCTTCTAATACGCTCACCTTATCCCTTTCAATGCGTAGTGTGCTATAACACTGACAGATTAGATGATAATTTTACCAATGGCAATTAATTCTAAAGTCTGGGATTTGGGCGTGGAACACTTAGTGTTCCTGCAGAGTGTGCACGGGGAACGAGCTTTGAATAAGCTTGTTACGTGTGCGCTGTCGCACAACATGTGGGCGTGTTTGTGCACGGATTATACCAAGTATCCTGCATATAGTTCTACCCGTCTGTCCAATCATTGGGTGCCGTCAAGGCAAAGTTGGCAGACGTTATTCCCCACATGCTTACCATTGAATGGTTCATGTGGGGAATATCCCCCTCAATCTCATGCTAGTCTAACTAGTGTGAGCGTGTGGCCACATACGAAGGTGGTAAAACGGACCGGCCGTTCAAAGGTCTTCGTGAGTTCCGAGTTGTCCGGGACACATGGAGAATGGACTTGTTCCGATGATTTGGACAACCCCGGTCGTGTAAGAAGGAACCGGGAAACGGCGACGAACAAGCATCGCCAGACGACATCCCATAAGAAGAAAGATGGATCTCTGCCGAAGTTCAGCACACCATGCCTCAAGTATGATGCTGCTTCCAAGAGTTGTCCACATGGTGATAAGTGTCGTTTCCAACATCCAATGGAAGTCCAAGAGTCTTTGGACTTCGCGTTTGGTGTTGACGAGACGTCACAGATGTCAGTCTCAATACCAATGTCATCCGCTTCAAGGGTAAAGTGTCAGCACTTCAATGGCACAATGTACACTCGTGGTAAGAAATCATGCACTCGCTTTCTGGGTAGTCCAGAGAGGTATGTGTGTGACCATGGGTCAGGTGACACAGGGTATGATGTGGAGATGGATGTGGAAAGTAGTACATTCATCCACCAGTTCGTCGCTTTTGGCCAGGTTTTCCCGGGTCGAACAGTGAGGATATCACATGAGTTAGCACAATTGGCAACATTGTCTTTAGGTATATTGCCAAACGAGTCACGAAATTACTCGTCAGCTCTCCGGTTCTTTGAGGAGTTCTTGTACCCGTGCTTCCCCAGGTTAGTTGTGCATGATCACTTTGTGTTCTATTGTTTTAGGAATGCAAGTGTTGCCCTTCCAGGTGATGTCCTCCCCTTGGCGCGAAAACTGTTCGTGCCGCTTAACGCAAGCATCGTCGTCAAGATACCGTATACCGAATCTATCCAGCCTGTCTACAAGTATAACCAAATGTGGAAAATACTTGCTAGTCATGGGTTTAGTTTCGACACGGTCAAAGACGGAGAAGTGTTGAGGTATCCAACGTTTGATACAATGTTGCCCGCAAAGAACGATACAGCGAGCAACAAGACGATTTGGGCCAACTTCACTTGCGTTCAAGGATTTACAACTTACGCTAACAATGGATCCAACGTTTGTTCCGCACTTTCACGTTATTTTAAAGCGCGGGAAAACGAGTTGACTTTACGTGCCAACCAGTTTAAGTTACTGGGGGCACAATCCATTGCGGCAGCTCAGTTAGTTGCTCGTGTCTGTGGTGGAGAGATCATTAGGCCTGGTCTGGAACAACGAGAGTTCGTTCTCAAGACCCGTCCAGTGACACGCACTACAGGCATTCCATCCGAGTCCAATCATTATAAGTTCTCAGGCGAAAATTCAGATTTTTTGGCCATGCTACAGCAGAACTTGTTTGGGCATCGGAGTTACAGATGGCGGATGTGGAGATCCATAAATAAGATGATGAGTACATCTTATGGAGAGATCCATAATTGGGTTGTCGAGTATTTGTACAGCCCTGCTTTTGCATTTATCCACCAAGTCGAGTGGATCAAGTGTTTTGTGCATCTTCCTCATCCGAAATCTCTGTTACGAATCAAATGGTATGAGAGTGATGACTGTCTAGCTAATGTTTTGAACGGACTAGGCGAGTTCGAGTCAAAATTTAAGTTTGAGTTTGCTAAAGTTGGTAAACCAGGACGGTTGTACGCCTCCGCAGGTGAATTGTCCCTCACCTCTCAGGCTTGTGTTAGCGCCATCAAGCACATGACGATGCTCCCCCTTGAGTATGGTCAGATGCCTAATGGCGGGACATTCCGGACGATGTATTCTGATGCTGTCGAATGTGGTGCAAGCGACAAGCTCTACCAGAGCTTGTATGCGCTTCAACCCAACGATATCACCTTTATATATTTCTCCGATGATGGTTTTCTCGTGGAGAGAACCCCTGTTGGTTTCAACATTTTTGAGACCGACGTTAGCTCTTGTGATGCATCGAACGGATTCCCCGTTAGTGTCATTATGATGTGGCTTGCTGAGCAGATGGGCATGGAAGAGGAAATGGTACGACTTTTAGCGATTTCGTCCAAACCTACAATTGTCCGCAATCCAGATAAGAGAAGTGAATATGTGAAACTTCTCCCAGAAACTACCTTTGAGTACTCAGGAGAGACCTTAACGACACCGAAAAATGATGTAACAAATATCGGAGGTTCTTATGGAATTTATCTGCGCATACTGCGTGGAATCCCCCTGAGTGATGCGATCATTGGAGGGTTCAGCGACTTTGGCTGGACCCTCACGTGTGAGCGGAGGTACTCATTTAATGCTGGCACCTTTTTGAAAAGGGCCTATAGTGAGCGAGCAAGAAGGAGTTGGTCAGTTTATGGGCCAATCTTTCGTAGTCTCGGTGTAGTTGACGGTGAATTGTCGCCCCTGAAACTAGGATTGTCGAAGGCAGAGTATGATAAGTTGTCTGTAGTGGACCGCTTTGAGAAACTCCTGCACCAGCGAGTTACAGCTTTGAAAAATGAACCGTCAAGCATGGTCTTGAACGCGTTGCGCGAGCGATTTCTTGGCGTTGTGAACACCCAAGAAGTCATAAGTCGCGAATGTTTACGTGAACGATATGGAGTAACTGACCACGACATGGATGTCATGGTCGACCATATACTGTCGCTCAAATTGGGTGATGTGATTGTTAATGAGTTTTTGGAACGAGTCTATTCTGTGGACTATGGTACCACGCCTTACGAGAGTAACGTGGCATATCCCCAGCACTTGTCCAACATTGATGATTTGTTGTAACAACATTCGTTGCTAAGTTTTTATAAGATTTTTTATAACAATGTAAAATCTGTCGTTTAATTAGCCTGGAGGCTAACCGTTACTACACAACGGCACACTGGTTCGATTCCCG